CACCGTGCACTAGCTAACAACTCTGTATCTTATACAGAAAAACCTGACGTAGAAACATTCATGCGTGAGTGGACAGCTTTGGTTGAATCCAAGTCAGGAGAACGAGGAGTATTTAATCGTGAAGCATCTAAGAAACAAGCTGCAAAATATGGTAGACGGGATAGTGATTACGACTTCGGTACAAATCCTTGCAGTGAGATCATTCTTCGCCCATATCAGTTCTGCAATCTTACCGAGTGTGTCGTACGTGCTACAGATACTATCGAGGATCTGGAAAGAAAAGTCCGTCTGGCAACAATTCTGGGGACTATCCAATCCACCTACACAAAGTTTCCATATCTGCGAAAGGTGTGGAGAGACAACACTGAAGCCGAACGACTGCTTGGTGTGTCACTCACGGGCATAATGGATAACCCATTACTAACTGCAAAGAACAAGGGACTCAATGAAACACTTGCTCATCTTCGCCAAGTGGCTGTTACTACTAATGCTGAGTGGGCTGATCGTCTTGGTATCCCTGTATCTGCTGCTATCACATGCGTTAAGCCAAGCGGCACTGTCTCTCAGCTTGTGGATTCAGCGTCTGGAATACATGCTCGCCATTCACGGTTTTACGTTAGGACTGTACGAGGGGACAACAAAGATCCTCTTACTCAGTTCATGAAAGATCAAGGCATTCCTCATGAGCCATGTGTGTTTAAGGGTGACACTACTACAGTGTTTAGCTTCCCTCAGAAGTCACCTAACAAAGCTGTGACTCGTAACGACATGTCAGCTATCGAACAGTTAGAGATGTGGTTGGCTTACCAACGTAACTGGTGTGAGCATAAACCATCGGTGACTATCTCAGTACGTGACTCTGAATGGTTAGATGTAGGTGCCTTTGTGTACAAACACTTTGATGAGATGTCTGGTGTGTCCTTCTTACCATACTCTGATCACACTTATCAGCAAGCACCGTATCAAGATTGCACTGAACGTGAGTACAAAGAACTTTCCAAGTTAATGCCAAAACGTATTGACTGGTCAAAGCTTTCAGAGTATGAACAAGAGGACAACACTGTGGCAATGCAAACTATGGCTTGTTCTGGTGATGTATGCGAAATCGTAGACCTAACTTAGGGTCTGTGCCTTCACCCTGCGTAAAGGTCTGTCGGATAGAAGATGGATACTGCGCAGGGTGTAAAAGAACTATTGACGAAATCCGTGATTGGATGGTAATGTCAGAGTATGAGCAGAATAAACTGCTGTACGAATTAAAATGGAGACAGTCTTTTGGGACCAGTTAGAAAAAAGTTTAGCCGTGCTTTGTACGAAGCATATGATTCACAAGCTAAGGATGCTTTGACAGAGTACCTTACAAAGAAAGGGCATGTGCTAGTCAACACTGAAGAAAACTACCATGTAGATGTTGTCTCTCAAAAACATGGCTACACCTACTTTAATGAAGCTGAGGTAAAGGTAGCTTGGGATGGTGACTGGCCTACACACTGGAGAGAGATACGCATTCCAGAACGTAAGCAACGACTGCTGGATAAGTACCAAGGTGAGAATGGGGTTCTTAACTTTTACGTCTTTCGTAAAGACCTTAAGCAAGCTTGGCGTATCAGAGACTTCTTATTGACTCAAGAGAGTCTTGGTGAAGCAAAGGGTAGGTACATCAGACCAGGTGAATTGTTCTTTCACATTCCATACACAGAAGCGGAGTTGATTATACTATGACGGATAACGTAAATAAACCTCCTCACTACGGTCAAGGTGACATTGAATGTATTGATTATATCAAAGACATCTTGACAGACGAGGAACTTATCGGTTATTATCGGGGCAACGTTGCGAAGTACTTGCACCGTTGGCGTTACAAAAATGGTCTAGAGGATTTGAAGAAAGCAAGATGGTACCTAGAAGCACTTATACAGCATCAAAGCAAAAGATAAAACCTTTTAACGAAGGTTATCAATCCTTCCTCGAAGGTAACTTGGATAATCCCTACCAAGTTAATACAAAAGATAATAGGGATTGGGAGATGGGTTTTAACAAAGCCTATTTCAAAAACAAGGAGCTAGTAGTTGAAAGAGAGCTTAGAGAAAGAAGCAAAAAAGTTTACTCAGAAAAAGCGTAAAGCTCCTACAACAAAAAGCCTGACTGCAAGAATCTACTTGGCGGGTCAGGCTTTAACTGGTCTGTTGGCAGGGGCAAGGTCGAGTAACGATATGCGTGACATAAAGCGGCAAGCGTATGATTGGGCAGATTATATGCTGGATGATGATACATAAAAAGAGGGGGCTTGATGCCCCCTTATTCATATTCTTTTGTATAAACCTCCAACTCTTTCAAGTCATCCTTGATTGAAAGATAAGCTCGGAGAACTTCCAACTCCGCCCTAGTAAGATTTTCAAAATCATTCTCTAGAGATTCTAGCTCTCCCAAAGCTTTCTTAATTTCTTTTGGTGAGTTACCACTTGTTATCTCGTACTGCAAATCTATTGTATCTAGTGGACCAGAGTACTGCAGATAAAGAAAAGTCTTTGCAAGTTCCTTAGCTTTCTCTACTCTTTTTGTCCAAGTAATCTTCTTACCTTCTTGGTCTAGACCTCTGAACCATTTGTTATTAACCAGAAGTCCAGCCTCTGCTTCCATTACATCAAACAGTATTCCGTTATATCTGTTCGCAGCTTGAGGTGATTGAAGCCTAACCTTCCTTGCAGCATTGTAATCAAAAGCGTCAAGACCTGCCATATTCATTACACGTTGAGTATCTGTCAGTCGTATGGTACGTATACCAAACATCTTTGTACTATTGATATCAGCTGGGCCTGTTCCAGCCTGTTCAAGTGTTTCTGCTAGTGGCTCACCTCTAAACAAAGCTACGACATTATCAACATATCTTAGTGCGTCATTAACACCTTTGTTATTTTGATAACGGTCAATAGGTCTTGCCTTCTCTTTGCGTAGAATACCTACACCTAAGTTGATAGGTTCAAGAGGTCTTAGTATTGCTGATGCAGGTTGTGTAAATACAGAGCTTGAAAAGAGTTGTTCTGTAGCTTTCCACAAGTCCCTTGTCTCAGGATCAAACATATCTTTGAGTGGTGTTATAAGATCTCTTTGAGTCTTTGTTAAGTTTCTTGTAAGCCCACCAAGACTGAAGTCTTCAACTAACATAGTTGCTTCAGCTGTTGGCATAGCTTCATCTCTACGAGCATAAGCAACCCATCTTGCAGCACCCTTAAATAAAGATATAGGATAGTCGTATCTTTGATTAATAACTTCACCTGTTAGTGGGTCTGTTGTGGCGTATAAAGGAAGTCCATTATCTATATTCTCACCTTCAACATCTGACAGAGACCAAACAAGCCCCGCTACTACAGCAGACCTGACAATAGCCTCATCCAAAGGCATGTCTAGATTTTTAGTAGCAGCCATTACGATGTTTAAACCTGGGGCATTTCTCCCAGTAAAAGCGACAGTATTGTTAAAGAATCTACCAAAAGGTACAAGCAAACCAATACCTGGCAAACTTCTAGCATCTTCAATTACACCTGCAATTTCACCAAGTGGTGTTCTGCTTTTGTAAGATTTAGAGAAGATGCCTTCAAGTGTTTTATCTACGGCTTGTGCTTCTAACTCTCTATATTGCTTAGAAGTCATAGCTTTTGCTGCACCATCCCAAGAATAAAATTCGTTCCAACCCTTACCATAACCTGCCCTTAGCAACTTATCCATCTGAGTTAAAAACTCTACCGACTTTGTAAAAGAATCTTGGGCATGTACTAGGGTCAGTGTCTGCGTTACGTCGATGATATCATCAGTCTTCAGATCTATCATCTTTGTCGTAGCATTAAACTTACCATTAGTTAAAACTTTAGCAGCGTTATCGACACCCCCAGGTAATACGTTGTTTAAACTTTGAAGTGCTTCAGAGTTTCTTGTAAGTGCAGATTGAAAAGCGGCATAAGTCGTGTCTGGATCAAACATAAACTTAAATCTTGATGCTGTATTATTAAACAAGATACTTGCCATTCTGTGAGATTTTTCACCAGACTTGCTGGCCCCAACAAGTTTCTTTACAGTACCCCAACTTGCATGGGTCACAGCTAAGGCAACATCACTTACAGTATTTAAAGCTGCATTAGTACCCCAACCAATTACATTGAGTGCACTGGTAGATGGATGAGAGACAAGAAGACGAACCATTTTGTTCTGTGCATTTCGGATGGTCTCTGTTGTAAGACCCTCAACAACTCTCTCAGATCTGGGTTTTTTAATTAGACCTAGTTCTACACCTTCATCAAATAAATGCTGTAGCTCTAGGTCAGTAATATTAAGGCCTAGTTGTCTAGCCGACTGACTCATAGCATTCAAAGCTTTACCTGATTCAGACATCTTGTAAGCTAAAATATCTCCGACATCTCTGCCAGTAAGCTGCTTCTTATTTTTAATCTTAGTTCCAGTTGCTTTTTCAATAGCAGTTAAAAACTCTTGAGCTTCTTTATCACTAACACCAGAGATAATATCTGCCATCCAGTTAGTGAATTTATCATCCTCAAATCGTTTACCCCACACGAACCCACGTTCAAGTACAGTTTGTGTCATACCTTTAAACACAACTTCACCAGATTCTGTCTGATGTCCTAGCATAAGAGTTGTAAAGAAGTCTGTGGACAGGTCTTTACTCTCTTTAGAAAACTCCATACCACCTTTAATCTTTGTCTTCCAATCTCTTCCGATTGGTGCAATGGTTTGATTAGTGTAGTTTTCAATAGCCTTAGACATCTCCGACAAGAAGCCTTCACTAGTTGGCTGAGAAATCTCTTGAGTTGGCAGTGCTGTGTTACTCCAGCCACGTTTAAGTACGACACCTGCCTGTACTCCACCCATGACTAGACCACCCAAGAATGCTATACCCATAGCAAACTTATCGTATTCGTCACGAACACCAAGGTCTATAAGACCCTCTTGATACAGTGCCTCCATACCTACACCAACTACAGAGTCTATACCTGCAGTAATTCCTACTTCTGCTAAAGCCTTTCCAGTAGCCAGACGTTTTGCACGATTCATACCTAAAACTTTAGTAGAGTACTCAGCTATCTTTTGAGTGTTTGCTATATTAGCCTGAGCCATAGCCGAGGTAAGTTTCTTCTTACCCTCTTTAGCAATTTCTTTTTGGGTAGCACCTTTAATAGCTTGCTTCTGCATTTCTTTAAATGCTTCTTTCCTAGCTTGGTTTGCCCCAAGACGTAGTGCACCACCACCTACAGCTTTACCAATCAACCCACCAACTAAGTTGATAGGGTCTAACAAAGCAGTTCTGGTGTAGTCCATTACACCTTCTGCACGTTCAGCAAAAGATGTCTCATCGCTAAACAAGTTAGCCATGTTTTCGTACAGGTGATAGGCAGCAGCAGCTCTGGCCATCTTATCTTCATCACCTTTAATATCGTTGATGTAGTCCCACTCATAAAGGCCACGTACAGTATTACCTGCACTGACACCACGTCTGTTGTTAAGGAACTTATCTACAATCTGCTCACGACTATTGTTCATGAACTCGTCTTTACCGTAGCGATCATACATAAAGTTTTCAATGATTGAATACATGTTGTCGTCTTCAACCATATCATCTTGAGTATATGTACCAGCTTCTGGAAGCAAGGACTGTGTTGTAGGTGTTTCAATAGAACCAACAGACAACTCTTCAGGTGTAAAACCTTGTTCTTCCCCTGTTCCCAATTCTTCTAGAGTAAAACCGTTACTCATTACTTAACTCCCAAGTATTGGATAATACTTACCATCCCTAAGCTCAAACTCTACTTCTTGACCCACATAAGGCTGTAAATCGGGGTTTTTATTTACCATGTCTTGAGTGACAACCCTTGTAATATTAGTCTGTGTTGACGGCTCTGCAGGTTCACTTAACGCTAAGATGGATTGCATTCTTGGATCTTTGTATATGCCTTTAAGTGCACTGAATCTTTCCATCTTTTCTTTTAGCCACTCTGGACCTTCAGCATAAGTCTTGTACAAGTATTGCATAGCTATAGTTTTCTGTACATCAGTTCCATCTTCTAGATTTTTAATAGCTGTCATAGTTTGGTTAGTCTTATCGTTAGATGGGTCTGGATTATTAATAACAAATTGTTGAGCATCTAATGTTAACACACTGCCTAAGAGTTCAAACTGCTCATTAAATCTTTTGATTTGTTTTTCAGGGTCTATCAAGCTCGAAGAAGGTACATCAATAAATACAGTACGCCCACTCTTTTTAGTCATATCACTTACTTTTTGAGCTAATTTATAGTACTCTTCCTTATTACTAAGGTCAACAATTTCAAACTCTTTTAAAAGATCTATCTTATCATCAACAGTAGTTGGAGCATCGACAATGCCTAAGATATCTGGAAGGTCTTCAAGTCTTATATCTCTTTGCTGATTTTTAGCCTGATCGTCTAGAAAATTTAAAATTTCTTGGGATGCATACGGATCTTCAAAAACACTATTAAAAAAGTTTATAGCATTTTCGTCAGTAACATT